GACTAAGTGTCCCTTGTCCTGCGGGAAAAGAATTGCCGCCACTTGCAGCACCGCCGCCACTACCTCCATCGGTAGGAGGTATGTAATTAGAGGCAGAGGCCCCGCCACCAACTGCGGCAGCACCTCCACCACCTCCCCCAATTGCGTTCATTGATGCGAAAATAGAGTTATTGCCATTGCCGCCAACCCCACTACCTGCATCTTCACCGCCTATTCCACCATCGCCAATAACAACATTATAAATTTGCTCAGAAACAGAAACTCCCGTCGTGTAAATCAATCCACCAGCACCTCCACCGCCACCTGATTGACCTCTATTCCCACTACCTCCACCACCACCACCTGCGACAACAAGCGCGTCAATTTTTCCGTCACTGTCACCTAATGAAGTAACATCAAAATCCCCGCTCGTTTTGAAATCGTGAATCCGATACATCACCCCGTTAATCTCAACATCGGTAACTTCACCGCCCGTAGCTTGTATGGGTTGGAAGGAAGCACCACCCCCGCGCCTTCTCAACTTACTTACGCCTACACCTATTCCTATCATCCTTTCGCCAGTTGAAAGTTGCCACTCGTAATAGTTACCACTTTAGCAACGTGCGCGGGAATTACCTCTCCCGCCACCATGTTGAATGTTACCGCAACGGCTCCGTCACCCTTACATAACACCTCAATTTCACCGTCCGCAGCGCATCGGATAGCTACAATGTTGTCTTCGCTTACGTCACCCGAGGCGGCTGTNACCCAATCANTNGGGATTTGGGTTTCAACGTATCCGATTATTCCTTGAACTTTGCTCATTTTTTTCTTGTTTTTTTAGTTTAAAAATATACGCCATTAACTTCTTTTCGTTATCGCGGCGCGTGTTTTTAGTTTTCTTCTTCTTGCTCATCTTTGACTTCATTTAACCGTGGCCATTCCGTTCCAAGCGACAACCCGTTGAATGTAGATAGGTTTCGCGCCCTTACCTCTTCGTTTATGCTTTGCCGGTACTCGGGGAATTTTGAATTGTTAAAGCACAAATAGTCTTCAAGTCGCGTCGTGTACGTGTCGGCCGTTTGGGAGGCGGCACGTTGCATCATAGCCAAATCGGTATTTGTTGTACCTTCCGCATTCTCCGATGTCGAACGATACACGTTACCCTCAGCAACTTTGAAAGCCGCAACGCTTATCAAACGCTGATAGCTTCGGTAAGCCAACGCGGGCGCAATGTATCGGTTTACCAGTGTTTCATAATCGCCCGTCAACGTGTCATTTTCAATGTCGCCTTCAATCTTGCGGTACAGCCTTTCACCAATAATGGGCATCACGTCAATTTCCTGCGCTTCTTGAATAACCGGGTTAATCATTTTATCACTCACATTTGTGTTCACATTTGTGCGCGCCTTCAAATACCCCGCTGATATAAATTGTATTACATTAATAGCCATTATCTCTTCGGTTTAGTGTTTACACGCGTTGCCATTTTATCATTGAGCCTATTTACCACATACGGCACGTTGCCTACTTGATTAACCTGTGTACCTTCAGCGGGTTTGAAGTAGATTTTTCTGCGCCACCTGTGACGACAATTATAGCTGCCCTTGTATCGAAAAATATTGTAGGATCCAAACTCGGGGTTTTGCAGCTGCTCGATTATTTCTCGTTTGTACACTCTATTCCCGCTATTTTTCGAATCAATCATGTGGCGGCAAAATTGTCGTGACGTGTCAATAATCTCGGGCGGTTGCTCCGTCATTCCCAAAGCATATTGATAACGGACTAACCACACACCGCTCTTATCGGGTGCGCGCACGTCGTACTTACTCAACTTGTCAGGGCGAATACCCCACGCATCTGCCAACTCAATAGCGCGTAACTGCTCACCTTTAATTTTCAATTCCTCATCGGGGGGCGTGTCATCTTCTTGCACNACNTTAAANCCGTTGTCAAGTAATTCNGCTTCATCTTCACCGTGTTGGTCGAANTAGNCAATTAAATANTCNTGNTCNGCGTCGGTCAACACCCGCATCTCATCTTCATCACTCAATCGTGTTGCTTCGGGNTCGGGCGCCTCGATGTCTTCCATAAAGGTNAGCGGNTTAATCTTTGGGCGCGTNCCNATGCCGTTGTAGGTGAGAATTTTACCTATTGAATCAAGGATAAATTTTTGCTTCGGTCGGATAGTGAGCTTGTCGAAATAGTTATTGGCGTTGCGCATCTCATCGGCATTATTGCCAAGCCCTGTGTCTTCTTTGATTCCAAGTAAAATGGGCGAAGTAACCTTGTGAGCAAACATCACGCGTTGATTAATCTCCTTACTCAACACTTCATACTGCTTATCCGCGTCATCCAGCTGTATAGTTTCAAATTCAACCGATTCCTCTCCGGGCTTTTGATAGATAAACGCAATCTTATCACCACTCGCACCGGTAAACTTTTGCTTAAACCGTTGCTCAATACGGCGTTTCGTTTCAGTATCGGGCTCTCCGTTTTTGAAAATTATTGCAGTAACCCCACTAAATCCGTTTTGNATATTNCTNAANTGNTACTTGCTTATNTCAATATCTGCCTGCATCCAATTAATCCCACCGCTGTAAGGCACATCGGGGATGTAATTGGTGCCGGGTTGATAACGTTTGAAAACNGCNATAAANTCNCCTTTTTGCCGCGACGCTTGAAAATCAAATACAGGAATTGGCTCAGGCTCAAATTGTTTTTTTCGATAATTGGACCAGTCACGAGAGAAGTACCAATAATTAATATCACCCGCGTCATCCATTTTCTCAGGTCGCAAGTCCACCATACTTACGCATTCTACATCTGCAATAGCGCTTCCCGCTCCATTCGTTGTGAGTTTCAATGCAAAAACCCCAAATAACGCTTCCTCAAGTGCTATTTTTTCAAGGGTGTAATTATCAAAAAGCGATGTAATCCTGCCTAAGTTATCCGCATGAATTGTCGGCCTGTCAACTGTCAACCCCTCGCCCGCGACACGTTCGGAAATGCCCGTCAAAATGGAGCGGTGCAAATTACTTTCGGTGTACAAATTTACAAGCTGCTCGAAGTAATCGTTGCTCTCTCCGAGCGATACCCAATCGCTTGATGCTCGGGTGTACGGCTTGTTGTCGGGTCGCTGAATGCTACTTAACTCTATAATGCTTACGCTCATACGTTGTGTATCTTATGTTGAAATTCAATCTCGTTTGCTTCGTAGGTTTGCGCTGCATTGCCCAACACCTTAACCCGTTCGCGGTAAATAATCTCGTTGCTCGAATTAATCACCTCGAAGCTGTAATCACCCGCTGTAACTTCTGAAAAAAAGCCGCCATCTATTGCCGTGTATCTGTCATTTGTGGTTGCCGTAATTATGGACGTCTTCACAATTTTATAATTGCTGCGAAGCGTACCGGTTAATAACGAGCTAACTGCCTGACCTCTTAAGTCAATAATCACATCACTCCCATCAGGTGTTACTACTATCATACCTATATAACGCAGAACTTTTTAATCTGCATAAAAAAAGCCCCGATAATAATTACCGAGGCTTTTCCGCGAGAAAAAAGTACACATTAAGTGCCGCTTACAATAGTAACATTAGGATCTGCCAAGATGGCTGCCTCCTCAACAAATGGAGCGCTCAACTGCTCTTCACCTGTCAAGGTCAACTCATAACCTGCGAAATCGGTTCCGCTCGTCCCTGTTTGCAAAGAGCCAGTTAACAACAAGCCCTCCTTATACCCTACGAGCAAAAACTGACCGTTTCGCGTCTCAACAATCGCGTGAGGGCGACCTATAGCAATTTGCCGCAACTGCATGCGATCCTCTGCGGTAGCTTTAAACAGCCTTACTTCTAATTGTTGATTGTAATTTACCGAGCCATTGGCCGCTTCGGACTGAATTTCTTCAGTTAACGCCCCCGTTTGGTTGGGTAAAATGTACTCAAATAAATCCAAAGTAGAGTCAGTCAAAGCGGTTATTTCACCGCTCGTAGGGTCTTCGGTAACAACGAGCGAGCCGAAGTTAGCGAAAAAAACCCTTCTTATACCGGGTGCGGAGTCGCGGCAACCAATGCCGCGCCCGCTATCAATTAAACAACTCATAATTTACCTCCTTTTTTTTAAACCGCAGCGCCGTAGTAAAAAATGTCGCTTCGGTTAGTAATTTGTGTGCCTGCTGCATAACGCATTGTCAATCGCAAATTGTTATCCGCCAAAGTTTCGCGCGTGTCAACCACTTTAACGTTGGTAAAGTCAGTCAATAAGTTAGTGCCAAAATGCAAGTCACCTTGATCGTAAATTACCATAGCGTTGGCAGGCAATCCGGGTAAGCGTACCAAATCAAGTCCTAAGAAGTTTCGAGGCTTTTCGCCTACTGTACCTTCTGTACGGAAACCTTGCCCGCTATTTGTAGCGCTTAACGCTTGTTGGTGCGCCTTGTCAACGTTAGTAGCAACGGCAAACTTCAAATTGCGCTCACCCATGTTGTCGTACACATCAGGGGTAATTTCCTTGTACAACTTCTCCATTTCAGCCAAAACGTTAGCTTCGGTAATGGTCGCCGCTGTTACGTCAGGCGCTCCAAGTCGAGAGATAAAACCTTCAAACTCGCCAGTTGCGTCCGCGCCTTGCCAAACCAAAGTTTCGACGCGTCGCGCAATGCGTTGGTTAATCCTATCCATGAGGAAGTCCATCCATTCGCGCGGCTCGCCTCCGTCAAGTCGGCTTCCTCGAATTTGCTCTGCCTCCCACTGATCAAACCAATCGTCGAAGCAAACTTGTAAATTTGTCTTCAACTCCTTTGGTTGCAGCACCGTGTCGGAGTTGGTGATAGTTGAAGTTGGATCAAAGTCGCAATTTGCATCGGCGACTAAGTCATCCGAGATATCAAAATTCCGAACGTTCAACTTGTATTTGATGTTTTCGTGAACGGTAACCTGTGGTGATCCGCTCATCAATGTTTTGCCGCCGTATAATGCGGGCGCGATGTAACCGGCCGCCTTGCGACCTTCAAAGTTACCTGTGTATGTCCGTGTAGTTGCCATAATTCTTAACTGTTATAAATTTCACGCAAATAAGACGCACGTTCTTCGTTGCCCATCTTACTTGTGTCTTTTTTAGTGATTTTCTTTTTTGGTGTTTTTTTGGTTTCGCGTTGCTTGATTGGTTCGTTCAACTTTTGAACCTCTTCCGATAGCTTGGTAATCAATTCGGTTTGTGCCGAAATCACATCATTCAGCTGCTCCACCTTGTCGGCAGATGCGAACTTGTGCTCGGTAATAACCTTCTCAACAATGGATTTAACGGCGCCGTCATTCATCTCCTTGCGCTCCTTTTTGTCGTCTTTTTTCATCTCATCAGAATCACCTCCTTCGCCTTCGCCTTCTCCTTCTTCACCTGCGGAAGTAATTGAAGCTACAACACCCTCCTCTTCAACAACCAGGGTTGCGCCGTTGTCAAGCGTGTACGTGCCTTCTGCTAATGGGAAGGGGTCGCCCTCATTCGGCACAACAAATACATCAACACCTTCAGCCCACTCGTCTTGCGGAGTAGCTATCGTAGTGCCGTTCTCAAGTTGACCTTGCGCGGCCAACTTCAATTGATCTCTTTCTTTTTCGCCCTCCGTTGCCTTCTCCAACTTTTCAGCTGTGTCGCGCAACATCGCAGCGATTGATTTTTTTACACTCATTTCATTCTAATTTTGTTAATAATTGCACCTCTATAACGCGGCCTTTTCGATACTATCACAAAGTTGCCTCATTGCGTCTTTTACCGGGTCGGGTTTTGCGTTCTTTTCGCTGAAGTAAGCCTCAATTGAAAACCCTTTTACCTTACCCGATTTTACCTGCTCATTCCATACTTTTTCATTGTCAACATGCACGCTCAACATCCACGTGCCCTTTGGCAAGTTGAATCCGTAGGCTGTTGACTTGTCGCGCTCGGGGTCTTCAATAAGCCATGTTTCAACAACACTCATACCCTCCAACTTCTCCTCGTGCATCAGCGTGTGATTTAGGTGCATTGACTTGCGGATAAAATTGTGCGCGGCTTTCTCGATTACAGACGGCTTGAAGTAAATGTAATACCCCTCGTCTTCTTCATTATCGCGCCTAAAAATCGGCTTGTTCGGAATAAGTGCGGGACCAATTAATAAGCGTTTTTCATCGTCAACTTTTGCTAACTCAAAACGTTTTGGCTCGTCGCGTAAATGAATAAAGTTCTCCTTAATTGCGGGCACGTCAACGATGGACAAGGCAAATACACCCAAGTCGTCGTCATCCAATTCCATTTCCTTTATTGTCATAGCTTTGATTTTCTGTTTATTCTTTTTACCGTCGATTGGCTGCTCGTTACGTCGCCTTCCAATACAAAGGCACGTGTTGGAGGCGCGTCATTACCATTTGCCGCGGCACTTTGAAATGCTGCGAAGCGCTGATTTTGACCTTGCACATCATCTGTTAATTGAGAAGGAGATATTGATACGCCACCACCTCCACCGCCAGAGGGTGCGCCACCGCCGCCTCCACCCGATGCTTCGGGCACGTCGGTTGAGATAATTTTTTTCACGTTAGCCAAGCCTGCTGCAATAACACTTGCCGCCGCGGCTATTCCCGCTACACCACCTTGCGCAATAGCCTTATTTGCTCCAACATATGTATCAACCACAGCACTCGCAACACTAATCTCTTTACCCAACCCCACTGCATCAGCAACGGCTGAAACTGCTTGATTTACTGATTGAATAGTTTCGGTAGTATTTTGTTTTTCCGCGTCAGTTGTAGCGTCTGAAATTTGTATTTCCGCGTCTTTAATTTTTTCTAATTTCGCCAAATAATCCAACTGAATGCGCTCGCGTTGTGCCGCCGTTAACTGATCATTTTCGAGTTGTATCTGCCGTTCTTTTTCTGCCAACATACGCTGCAATTCAAAGCGGCGTTCTGAATCTTCAGTAGTGCGCAACAACTCATTTTCAAGTTCCAACCTCTCCTCTTCAAGTTCCCGCTCCCGCTCGGCTTGTTCTAATTCGCGCAATTCATTTTGCTGCTTAATCAACAACTGCTTTTCAAGTTCCGTGCCTTGCCCATACTTTTCACGGATAGCCTCCAGCGCGATGCGTTGTTCCGCTTCCAATTTTTCGCGCTCATCCTCCAAGTTGTCCAATCTTAATTTTTGCAATTCCTGATTGAGTTGCTTTTCTTCATTTGCGCGTTGACGACGTAGCCCTGTCAATCTTCGGTTAAGCCTTAACCTTTGCGCCGCACTTTGAGCCTCCAGATTAATTAGTTCCGCTTCAAGTTGCGCCAACTCCCTGTCGTCCTTCGCTGTGTTTATCGAAAGCTCCTGTTTTCCCCGAAGTATATCGGCTTCCTCTTTCGCCCGTGATTTACGAGAAGCGAGCAGCTGCTGCTCAATGGCGTCCGCTTCCTCGAATAGCTCAATTTGTCTTTGAATCGACAGCCCTTCCTCTTCGGCGGCAAGTCGTTTTGCCTCAATCGAAGCGCGAAGTTCGGCATCGGTGCGAATAGCTTGAATGTTGGCATCGCGCAACGCTTGTTGGCGGCCTTCTAATTCATCAGCTGCTTTTTTTGCTGCGTCTAATGCATCTTTGGTTTGAACCAAGTTATTGTAAATACTTTCCTGTTGCTCCTGATCAAAGCCCGTCGTAGCCTGAACCAATGCGGTCCCAAAATCTCCCGCCGCTTCAGTTGCCGCATCCCAATCTAAATTAAGCACAGCCTGAATGGCACGCCCTGCCGCTTTAAAGGTGTTGATGAAACCTTCCAGTCTATTAAGAATGTTAGTTTTAATCGCCTCCCACAAGTCTGATACGGCCTGTTGAGGATTCTCGAATGCGTCAATAATCGCAACTCCCAGGTTTGAAAAGTTATCAAGCAATATATCTGTGACTGCTCCGATTTGAGCAAACACGCGATTAACTTTATCGGCCACTTCCTGATTCCGTTGAAATGCCGTGACAAGTGAGCCAAGCGCGACAACCAACAACCCTAATCCCGTAGCGGCAATGGCAACACGGAGCGACTTCATCGCACCGATGCCTGATTTAACGCCTCCCACCAAACCTTTGAAGCCTGAGATAGCGCCGCCCGTCATTTTATCAAGCTGGTTCGTTAGCCCTTTTGTGGCGGCGTCGGTATCTTTTACGCCTCCCTTGACTTTGTTTAGTTCTCCTTCGGCTTTATCCGTCTTTACTTTTGTTTCGAATACGATCTCTTCTGCCATGCTTGAGTTGCTGTAATTTGCGTTTATAATAACGCAACACATCACTCATCGACACAAAGAGTTGTTTTTCGCCGTATGCGAAGTTGGTCAAATCATCGTCGCTTAGTAAGGTAGTTTCATTCACAACCCTTACCGCCTGTGTTATTATCTCGTAGTTTATTCGCATTCGACCTCCCCACATGTAGCTCCTTCAGTCCAAGTTCCGCCTTCGCTTATGCATTCTGATTCTGTTAATTGCTCACAAATTCCACTCGGCAAACAACAAGCTCCCAACTGATCTGCGCAAGGGCTCTCATCACATGTTGCACCCTCAACCCATGTGCCTCCAAAGGTTGTGCATTCCGATTCGGTCAATCCGTCGTTGCAAACAATATTACCCGACCCGTCATCTGTACAACACGCGCCCGTTGGTTCTGGGTCAGGCTCGCACTCCGAACAATCTGTACCAAGCCCTTTAAAGTCGCCCTCTAAAAATTCACACACATCTTCGGTTACTATAGCACACTGATCTCCCCCCTCATCGGTGTAACAACACGCTCCCGTCAACACCTCTTGCCCGGGCGGTACTAATACAACACCGCCTCCCAAGTCGGGAATATCAGCTTGTTGCGTGTAACAAAACCCAAGTCCGTCCTCGCCGCTCGGCACAAAAACACCGCCCTCACGGTTGCAGCATTGTAACGTTGTACGGTTGTCAATGGTATCCCACAACATTAACCCTGACTCATCAAAACCTACGACCTCAAANGCGCAATTTCTATCTATCTGGCCGAATGGATCCAACTTGATCAACTCAACCTTTGTTGTTGCGCGATCGGTCGGTGTGTAACTTGAAACCTTGTTAATTCTATAGTATGCATCTTTTACAAATACGAGTGAGTTAAATTTGAGGGTCGCAAAATCGATCGGTGTCAAGTAAAAGTAGGCGGTTACTAACTTCGCGTTGTCGCCGTATATCTCACGAATGTACCTTTCGTAATACAATTTGAAACTATCAACCGGTATTGTTTTTCGCTCAAAAGTAGTGCCGTCATGGAAGCCGCGCGGTATTGATGCCTTCGCGCCCCAATTAGCCTGCGGTCGGTAATTAAACGTCAAATCCTCAAATGTTTCGCTGTCAATAATATCGCAGTAATCGTAAAAGAAAGTTCTAATACTTTCTGAATTTGTGTCGAATAAATGAATAGTAGAAAGTAAATCGCCAAATGTCCCGGGGCTGTAATTACTTCGTCGCGATTGAATGAAGGCCAATCGAGGTAAATAGTCTCCAATGGAAAATTTACCATCCTCGCGCAACTGGAATAAGTATGTCGGGTTGAATGCTTGAGCGCTTACACTTCGCGTGTTGTAGAATGGAGGCGCTCCAAAGGGCAGCTCCGTAATTTCTTCGCCTTCTGAAAATTCGCTGTTGTCCTCCGTCCAATAACTACCCAAACTGCGTCGCTTACCACCCGCCTCAACGCGGTAATTGGTGTAAAAGTCCTTGTCATCTGCATATTTAAGTGACAATACTTTTTTTCTGAAATTATACGTGGGCTGAATAACCACCTCTTTACTTAAGTCGAGCTTATCTGTCCAGTTCAATGTAGTGCCCTTACTCATGTAGTCGGGATAAGGCTCAATTAATAATGCATCTTCGCGCGGCTCAATAAATAAATTGAACTGCTGAACTATGCCGCGAATGAAGTCAATCTGCGTCATATCGGGCAAGTTGCGACGTGGCTCGACCGTGCCGCCTGATGCTTTTGAGGGTGAATCGGTCATCTGAAGGAATGAGCCTGGTTCAAGTGCGAAAAAAACAGAAGGGAAAGTATTGTCTGGGTTTCTAAACATTATCTTGATAATCCGATAACCGTACTTGTAACTACCGGCTGATAAGTAAACACTTCCTACGCCATTTTGATTAGCTGATGTGCCTATGCTAACAGCGTCTGGGTTTGGCTTCGCAGACCATAAAGTTGTGAAGTTAACAGTATTCCCTGTGCCCTGATAAAACCCAATTTCATTAAAAAATCCTAAGGCTACGAAAGGTTCACCGGGCGCTGTGCCTAAATTATGATTAAATCTGAACGAGTAAATACCACTAACAGGTATTACAATTTCATTATTTGTCGTGTCGATTAATGTCCCGGGCGGTTCTTGGAATTGGGGTTGCCCTGCTAAACTGCTCCCGTTTGAAAAATCCAAATCAATCTCAAACAAATGAACAGGTGAGCTGGTATCCATGTCAGAACTCTCAAGAGTTCCGTCAAGCGCTGTTAAAAAACGATACTGAATAAGCGTTGTCAAAGTCCCTTGCTCCTTTGTAGCTCCTAACATATATACCTTTTTGAACTTCGCGCTATTCAAAAAGTCGCTGTCTAAATTCGTAAATCCCGCCTCGCCTAAAATCTGCTTGAACAACAACTCAACTGCCCACCACGGCCTCATATCCAAGTCCTGCGGCGGCGTGTTGGTTTGACCCGCAATGTCTTCATTTGTGATTCCCACTCCGTAATCGCAAAAGGGGTATTTGATAAATGTTGTGCGCGTCGCATCCAACAACTCAACACCTTGTGATTCCGTTGATTTCTCAATGTTCTCCGAGCTCAACACGTGAGAGTACTTTTGGTTAAATGCGGTTGACAACTCACTCAACTTTTTATCGCCTAATTCCTCCCGAAGTAATCCAACTGTATCAAAACAGGTAACAGAATAGACGCGGCTTGTTACCTTCACGTCGTTTAGTTGCAAGTAACCCCGCATCACTTCAAGCCCGTCAACTAATATTTGAATCTCGGTGCGCAAGTATGGATTAAACGACGCGTTGTTGCCTAACTCCTGCGTGACTTCATAATAGTGCTCGAAAAAATTGTTGTTGGTAGTGGTGAAAGGCAAATCAAAATTAAACGTAAAGCCTCCTTGTCGTTCGGTAAAGTCCTCAACATCACTTGCCGACTTCGTTATCTGAATAGCCTCGTTGTTGTCAATGTCGAGTTGGTTGTTATCTGCAACAAGTTGTATCATGCTGATATTTCTTTTATAGCCGTTTCAAATGTAATTGACACGGTGTTATAATCCCTATCTCCGCTGCGTTTTTTCTGAACATTGCTATCCGTCACACGCACGGCAACAGGCGCGTTAAATTCTTTGAGCCACACTACTTCGCGGGAATTAATTAGTTTGGATATAACATCCACTTCTGAAATTGTCGCTTTAGTTGTTACCGTTAGGCGCTCTCGACTTATTGAGTTGTCCACATCAAGCCCTCTGTCGTGAGAGTTTAGCGAAAAATTCGCATCGCCCCACGTGCCGGGCAACTTCTCGCTTTCGTTTCGGTCAACCTCAACCCGTTGCCGTGCGCGCAAATCAAAATTCACGTAATCCCAGCCGCCCAAGTTGTTCACAAATCCCAACCTTACATTTTCGTAAGAAGTTTCGCATTCGCGATTAAATCGCATTGGTTCAGTAATTGGTATATCCCTATCCCTGTCAATCAAATCAAATATGTAGTAGCTCCAATTAGGTACAGCTGAAGGTCGTGTCATCCCATTGCTGACTGGTAGACTTTGACGCTCCAAATTGTCTGGGTATATGGAAAAAAATTGAACGGAATAACTTGTATTTGCGACTATAAAATCAGAGGGGATATCTCGCTCCGAAGTGTCAAGTAGGTTGTCGCCGCTATCGTAATAACGTAATCTTAACTTGAAGAAAGAAGCCTCAACCGTGCCGTCATTCATGAAATAGCCTAAAGCACCGTTGTCGCTATCCTTCACTGTCACATTGTAGTTGTCGCGTATAGTTAGAGGCAAGGCAAGTCGTGAATCACTTCCTGCGCCAACCACCTTGTAATCCTCGGCGTTCCATTCTAATTTGGGGTGTTGTAATGCCCCGTGGATAATTACAGCCTCGTAGGTGTCAAATACATTGTCTTGGTCATTTCCGTTGCTGTCGGTATAGGTTTCGCCGATAGTGATTTCAACCTCGGCCACAACATTTTTACGGCTCAACGATTGGCATCGGCGCGGATAATCTCCCGCGCTGGGTATGTAGTGAATAGACGCGCTGTCATCTGATAGGGCTGTTGGGTGTAGCGCTGTGTGAATAGGGCTTGTTTGCCTCAACACCTCCCGTAACTCAAAGTGTGCCGACCCGTTCGGATTTGGTATGCGGCTCATTCTTATAATCTTTTCGCTGTCAATCTCTACCAAACAATACAACCTATAGTTGTCTTCCGTCGAGTTGGCTGTTTCCGCAGCTGTAAAAACATTCGGAGCGTGACTTAATAAGACGCCTTCTGTTATCGGATTTGCTGTTACACTCATACATTTATAACGTTAATTATTCAAATTCACCACAAACTTACCGAAGTCAACGGATAAGGTTTTAATTAATTCATCCCGTAAAGCCTCGGCACGTCGCCGCGCGGGCTTACTAAAGAACTTTGTTGCTCGTAGTCCTTTTTTCGGAATGCTTCGGGCAATCAAAAACGCTGTTGACCTAAAGCTCATAAAACGACCCTGTGGCGTTCTGAATTGTATTTTTCGCGCCGTCACCCACTTGATTATCGGCTCCCACGGTATCATTTGCGACTTGAATTGGTACGGGCTATCAGGTGCGCGGCGGCTTGACTCTGTGCCCTTTACGCCACGGTCTTGAAATGCTCCGTAACGTGTTGTTGAGAAGGATTGCTCAATGCTGTTGGGTGACACCTTAACGCGGTAAGATAGTGAGCGGTACAACTCCCGCGTCACATTCATGTCGTTCCGGGTAAGGTTGGCTCGGGCTTGCTTAATTACCTCTTTGCCATATTGCTCAAATGCGGGCTTGGATGCTTCGAGGTTCATTATTGCGGTATTTCACATTTATCAGCATAACCCGGCACGCTAAAACTTACACTCATACTAAACCCCTCAACCCTATCATTGCCCGCTCGGT